GATCCTTGTAGACATCGTTGTTAATTGCATCCTCTCGTTCCTTAGTCCTTTTTGCAAAGTACTCGTCACGAGCTTTTGCGAGTTCTACCGGTATCCTTGCCAGCGCAAGGCCACCATGTCCAATTACTCCCGCGTATTTACCTTCTTGAATCGTTGAGTAAGTTTCACCTGGATATTCATCAGCTCTCACTAATTCAAATCCCGATCTTAACTTATTCGAAACGTTTTTAGAGTCATCTTGACCTAAAATTTCAAGTCGAATCCAACGGTGTTTAAATCCGTCTTTTGGGCGCGGTGCATCCAAACTTGATGGTGGAGTCCAAGTTGTAGGTCTCTTTTCAGTAGCCCTAGTTTGGCTCGCACGTGGGGTCTTCATTTTATCGTTTTCCATATGCCTATACCTCCTTCGTGATATTTAATTGTTTCGCATATTCTTCCAATGGCACTCCTAATTTTTTGGCGATAGCAACTTGAGAAGGGGTGAGTCTCACAGTTTTGCGACCTGGTTTTACACTTCGCTTCGCCGAAGCTACTTGTTGTGTCGGTCTGGTCGTTTCCGTAGTTGCATTATTAGCAAATTTGTGCGGGAATTCAAGTCTTATTCTTTTATCAATTTCCGCATAATATTCGTCGCTTTCAGCATCGTAACCTTCCTCATCAATTAACTGTCTATGGATGTCAAAAGCTGTGTAAGTCATAGGTTTATCTTTACCAAACCATTGGTTTTTCTCTCCCCATGCTTCTGCTCTTGGACTTCCAACAGGCGTATTTTGTCTTGGAACGTTAACTTGTGAAATTGTATTTGGTTGCTTAACTGGCTCTCTCGCCGCAAGTTCCTTCATTTCTTGAAGTCTTGCTTCTTCGTAACCAAGTCTTGCAATTTCTTTTTGAGCTTCAATTTCTATCGCAAGATCACCTGCTTCTCTAGCAAGTCCTAACTTGCCTTTTGCAGCTTCTAATGCAGATATAATTTTAGCTTCTTTATCTTTTAAAGATGTGCTTTCTAAAGAACTAAATCTTTTTGTAAGTAGTTCTTTTTCAGCTTTAACAGATTGAGCATAATTCAAAGCTTCTTCTCTTTGACGTTCTGCTTCTCTCATCTTTTTAGTTAGTTTTGCAATTCTTCGTTGCACACCTTCACTATAATCTTCTAATTCGTCTTTCTTAGCCTCTGGCTTCTCGCTGCTTGCAGCTTGCTTCTCGGGGCTAGCGGCAAGGGGCTTTTCTTCTTTTTCTACTTCTTTAACATTTGATTCTTTTACTTCAAACTCAGGTTCTGGTTTTGCTGTGTCTTCAAACTCAACATCAACCTCTGGTCCTGAAGTATCTATATCAACTGTTTTTTTGCTTTTGTCTTCTGGCATAGTTTCCTCCTATGGTTTATATATAGTGAAGTACAGATTCAGGATCAGGAATAGTTCCTAATACTTCATCATCGTTTAATATACGAACTTCACCGCCTTCTATTGGTAGTCTTGAACCCGCATAGCGAGCAAAGATCACCCAATCTCCTTTTTTACACCACGGGCCTGTCGGATATTTTTCTTTATCGTGATAGGCAAGTGGGCCAATCTTTAAAACATAACCGCAATTAGTTGCGATTCTTAATCGATCTAAAGATTCTTGTGATATAATAATTCCGCCTGATGTTTTTTCTTTTGGCGTAAATGGTAATACTAATAATCTCCAACCACTTGGTGTTGGCAATTCATCAACTACAGATTTTATATTTTCTGGATTTAATGGTTCAGTTTTATTTTTATCTTCTTCTTTATACTTTTCTTCAAGACCTAGGTTTATCTTTGGAATTTCCTTTTCCGAGGTCGATAACGTTTCCTTTTTCATCGTTTTGCTCCTTCTTGTTTAGCAGGTTAGAGATTTCCTGAATTACTGTTTGGTAGGCATTTGCCTGTCCTTGCATATACTTGTATTTTTCCATACTGTCAACTGTTCCAGATATCATAGCATCACCAATGTTTTGGTAAGAATCTCTGATAAATTTTTGCAGTTTTGTTATAAATGTTACAGCGTCCATAGCTTTCTCCTTTGTTGGTTATATTAACAGTTCCACTTTCTTAGGGACTTATTAATTCTTGAATTTGGGTCTCTTGCAGTTTTGGCTGAAGTTAATCTCTTTTTCATCCCGCTCATGCGCGCGCAGAACGATTTTCTTCTATTAGCAGCTTTAGAACCTTTTTTTAATTTAGATGGTTTTGTAGTTACAGCCATTGATAATTTTGATCCAGGGTTTGCAGCTCTATAAGATGCAATACCTTTTCTATTTAATCCACCTGATGGATTTTTACCTTCTTTACGTTGCCATGCTGGAGTTCTACCACCAGATGCCATCATCGCTCTACCTTGTCCTCTTAATGCAATATCTCCCATTATACTAATCCTCCCATACTCATTTTTCTTCTTTTAGCAAATGTTGCAACATTTTTAGGTTTAGGTCCAGTATTTCCTGCGGCTCTTTTTCTTGCAACTGCGGATCTTCTTTGACCTTCTGACATTGATCTAGCTTTAGCAAGTGGAACGCATTTTGGATAGCCTCTTCTTTTTTCTCCTTTTGATCTACCACATGGAGCATATGAACCATCTTTTCTTTTTGATCCAATGTCTACCCATTTTTCAGCAACCCATTTTCTAAGACCGTTTGCCATATTAATATTTCTTTGTAACTTTTCTTCTATTTTCTAATACTGCACCACAACCTTTTGCAATACCGCCTTGTTTATAATTAGATACCATTTTTCTTTGTTGTGAAAGACTTCCACCAGCAGCTTTTCCTTTTCTACCACCTGGTGTTACTTTGCCAGAACAAACGGCAGATGCATACATGTTCGCGTACGCGCTCGGGTACACTTTAAATTTTCTTTTTGCTGCTGCTTTTCCTCTTGGACAAAGTTTACCCATTATTTTTTCTTTTTTGACATTCCAGCTTCTGAAAGAGCAATTGCTATTGCTTGTTTTCTAGATTTAACAACTGGTCCTTTTTTACCAGAATGTAATTTACCTTTTCCAAACTCTCTCATAACTTTAGAAACTTTAGCTTGACCACCTTTGGCAGCTTTTACCATTTTACCGGATTTAGTTTCTTTATAACCTTTTTTTTCAAGTCTAGTTTCTCTTGCTTCTTCAGCGATTGATTCCATGCCTTCATGTTTTTTAGACATATCTTTAGTTCTTCCTCCTTTTTTTAAAAGAGCTCTTCCATGTCCTCTTAGTGCAATATCACCCATTATCTTTTACCCTTCATCATTTTGCCTTTTTTCTTTTCAGACATTTTAGCAGTTAGCATGTCAGCTTTTTTAATCATTCCACCTTTTTTCTTGATAACACCTCTACCTTTTAAAACATCTTTAAAAGTAACTTTTCCATCTCCAGTTAAATCTGGAAATGCTTTTCCACCTTTTTTAAATTCTTGTCTTTGAATTTTAGCGATACCAGTTCCTCTTGTTTGTTTTCCTAATCCAGCCATTTTTTATCCTATCCGTTTTCTTGTTCTTTATTTACAGGTCTATTTGCTAAAGTTCTTGCAACAGATTCAGCAGAGCGACCCACCACATAACCTCCGAGTCCAACATTTAATAATGTCCAAACATCGCCAGGTAATTCAAAAGAGATAACAGCTCCTGTGAATACTTTTATAACCGGTCCTATAACATAATTCCAAACCAAGATAAAGATCAATACATACATTAACAATGGTCTCCAAGATGATGCAAACCACCCAGCTTTTGCTTCAGCTTCAATAATTTTAGCTGCAGCTTGTAATTCTTGTGTATTAGATTGTAATAATTGAGTTTGTAATTGTGCTTTTAATTTTTCTTGAAGATCTTTATCAGGAACAGCTTTATCAATTGTATTAAATAGAATCTTTGCAAGTGGTGCAACGGCTCCTAACATTTGAATCATGTTTTAGTACCACTTTGCTGATCTTTTTTTCTCTGGAAGTATGTTTCCTTGACCTTGTACTACATCAGTTTGAGTTTCATTTGGTTTTGACATCTCAACATCAACTCCACCAACTAAATATCCTTCTGCATTAGTAAATTTTGAATGATCTACTTGTTTAGATTGGCCAATTTTTTTATTTTTGTTTTTCATATGATTATTATACCTTATTTTTTGTATGTTTGACTATCTTTTTTTAATCTAGCAGCCAAAACAGTCTTTTCAAGTGAAGTATTTGCTCTTAATTTAGCTAATTCTTCGTTTTGTTGTAGTTTTCTGTCATCTGTTGACTGTGCCATCATTGTTTTCATCTTATCAAGGTTAATTCTTTCTTTGTTTTCTTGTTCTTTAGTAGCATTTTCTTGTGCTCTAAGGTCTAATTCACGTGATCTTAATGCTGCAATAGGATCATTATCAATAATTGACATAATTTTGTTTTCTTCAGACATAAATTCTTCCATTGCATCAGCAATAATTTTAGCTTTTCTAGCTTCTATTTGTTGTTGCATGTTTTGTACTTGAGCTTGTACTTGTGGATTCTGCATCATCTGTGGATTTTGACTCATTTGAGCTACTTGAGCAATTTCATTTTGAAATTCAAGTTCAACTTGTTCTTGTCCCATCAAAGAAATGTGTTCAAAAATATTTTTTTCTAATGAAGCTAAAACAACAGGAGCATTTTTTGCAAGATTAGTAGACATAAAACTTAAATGAGCAGTAATATGTGATCTATGATCTTGTCCTGGGAAAGCTTGGAATGGTTTCCCTGCGAGCGCATCTACATGTTCTAACGCAGGGTCCTTTGGTGTGGGTTGATCTGGTTGTAATAAAATTCTATCAATATCTCTTACACCTAATGCTGAATACATATTTTTGTAAACTTCATACATGTTGTGAATTCCAGGATTAGACATTGCAAGTTGTAATTCTGTTTGTGCAATAGATATTCTTTGTGTTTGTGAAAATATATTTGGATCAGCAACTGGAATAATATCTACTTTATCATCAAAGTCTGCTTGTTTAATTGTTCTTGCACCACCTACAACATCATATGGATATTCTGGTGGTAAATATAATTTAAATACGTTTGCAAGTAATTTAAATTCCTCTTTCATTGAAGCATATATTCGTTTGTGAATCGCAGACATTGTTCTGCTTCCTCTTTCCAGCAAAGCCACGGTCGTGCCCACTGCTGCTTGCTGATTCCCATCCCCTACTTGCAAATCAGCTATCGAAGCAAAGCGCTGACCTGCTTGAACCACGACCCCCATTAATGCTAATAAAGTTTGTGACGGTTCCTTGTATGGTAAAGTCATAAATGCATCTCTTAAATTTCCTCCAGGTGCATCTACATCTCTCCATTCACCAGGTTGAATAGATTGAGCATCATCTCTGATTCTAATTCCACGTTGTTTAAATCCTGCAGGTAAATTAGATAGTGTTCCTGCATCTAATAATTGTCTTAATGCTTGTGTAGCAGTACGTGATAATCCACCAATCATTTGAATTAAACCGTTACCATAGAAACCAAATCCCGGTAAAAATTTAAAGTGTACAAAGTATTGTATTTTTTGTTTTTTAGGATCAGTTTCAGAATAGTTACGTCTGATAGATAAAACTTCTCTAGAATTTTCTTCAATAGTTACAATGTATGGTAATTTAATTCCTGTGGGCTCACCATTTGAATCTTTATCTTCAAAACCTTCTAAATCTAAATTTACATGGCATTCTAATAATGTAAAAACATCTTCAGTTTGACCACTCATAGTCACACCTTCTAATTGTCTCTCTTTAGATCTAACATCATCTTCTTGAGTTAATTCATCAGATGCTTTTAATTCTATGTCTCTATAAAAACCTGCAACTTGTTGTTTTCTTAATTCGTTTTCTGAAATTTTTATAATATGAATAATTGCTTCTGCATCTTCAAGTGAACTTGCTGTGTATGGAACAATAATATCTTGAGCTTGAATGAATTTAGAAACAGCTCGACCTAATATTTCATCGTAATAAACTTTTTTAAACGTTGAACCTGATAGTGGTAAGTAAAATAACATTTGATCAAACTCTGGTTCATATTCTTTCATAACATCCATAACTTGATAGTTCATAAATTCAGAAACTCGTTCTGCTTGATCTTCAATTTGAGGAGTTGTTGCACCAATAACTTGAGTTCGCACTGGTCCTTCAGGTGGTAATAATTCTTTGTAAGCTAAAGCTTGAAATTGTGTAACTGCTTCTGCTAATACCGGGTGAGTTGCACTTGATGCACCTTGAAATGGTTCTGTTCTTGATTCGTATTTAAATCCAAGTAGATCTAATCCTTGAGTGTAAGCTTTTTCCCAATCTGCTCTTGAATCTTTATAAGATTGTGCATCTTGATAAAGTTCAGATCCTAATCTATTTAAAACTGTTTCTTCAACTACTTCTGCAAGGTTTGCATTAAATTCAGTTTGGCCAGATAAATCTTTTGTTGGATCAAAATTAATATCCACACTACCATCTTCATTTTCAGTTACTTCAGTTGGAGATGTTTTAATCTCTTCTGTTTCACTAATAACAAGATCTGTCTCCTGTTCAGGAGTCAAAGGTCTACTTATTGTTGGAATTGGTTTTTCTATTTCTGCCATTTGTTATTTTCTCCGATTTAACTGTTCTAACAGTATTATAACCAATATTCAAGCCTTGTGGGTTAGGGCCACGTAATGGTGGTATGGTTCTGGTTAATCTTTTAATCACTAATTTAATCCTTCTTTACCTTTTTCAATACTTTCAACACCTCTTAATTGTTCTTCGCCTTTAGGATAAAATCTTTGATTTTTAGAATCCCATGTATCAAATGTTTGTACTATTCCTCTTCTTGTTTCAGGATCAATAGAATATCTTTGAATATATCTTCCAACAGAATGATTTTTTTCAGGATCTATAATAATAAAAGCATCATTTAATGGATCTTCCATTGGAAATATATCTTTAGATAAATTTTCAAATTTTAGTTCTGGA